CATCAGCCGAGCCCGTACATATTGGAATGGACTTCAACGTGGGCAATATGTCTGCAGTCATCCATGTCATCCGAGCAGGCCAGGCCTTGGCAGTGGGCGAGATAACCAAAGTCTTAGATACCCCGGCCATGATCAGAACCATAAAAGAGCGCTATGCCGGGTCGTCCATTATCATATACCCGGATGCCAGTGGCAACAGTCGCAAGTCAAATAATGCCAGTGAGTCGGACATATCCTTGTTAAGGCAAGCAAATTTCAAGGTAGATGCGCCCAAATCCAACCCCTTTGTGCGTGACCGGGTGATATCAGTAAATAGTGCGTTTGTGACTGGCAAATACCTCGTCAACGTTGAGCAGTGCCCAGAATATGCGTTATGCCTAGAGCAGCAAACATACACAGATAATGGTGATCCGGACAAAAGTTCTGGTCATGACCACTTGCCAGACTCTGGCGGGTACTTTATCCATAGGAAATACCCTGTGGTAAACAGAAAACCTCAAATAGCCAAAGTGGTGGGAATTTAACATGGGCATAGAAAGCAAACACCCTCGATACACAGAAAAAGAAATCCAATGGGCTAGATGCCGTGACACCTATGATGGCGAGGATGCCATTAAAGATAAAAGAACTGAATATCTGCCCAAGTTATCCAAGCAGAGTGACGCCTCATACGCAGCATATATGAAGCGAGCCAGTTTTTACAACACTGTGAAAAGAACCGTCCACGGTTTGGCCGGAGCAGTAATGCGCATAGACCCTATTGTGGAAGGTGTCCCGGAAGATTGGGAAATGGACATCACGACCACTGGCATGAGCATCAACGACTTCATATACTATATGCTGACAGAACAACTTTTGATCGGGCGTCAGGGTGTATTGGTTGAGCATGATGGAGTTAGGCCCTATTTGGTAGGATATCCCACCGAGCAAATGACCAATTGGCTTGATGATAGAAACGTTCTAATGGAACAGTACCGTCAAATCGACCCCAACGACATGTACGACTCAAAATATGAGACCCAGTACCGGGAGCTTTTGATCGAGGAAAATACATATATTGTTAGGATTTGGCGCAAGGTTAAGGGCAAATGGGCGGTCCACGAAGAAATCATACCAAACAAACGCGGCAGCAGTCTGGAATCAATACCGTTCATTGCCATGAGTGTCGATGGTTTTAATATGGACCCCAAATCACCTCCTCTGCTCAACCTAGCGGACATGAATCTGTCCCACTACCGGACATCGGCTGACCTAGAACATGGACGCCATTTTACGGCCCTGCCAACCCCGTATGTTACCGGGGTGGATGTGGACTCTGAACTGTCCATTGGCGCAGAATCGGCTTGGGTCCTGCCAGACTCAGCGTCTAATGCTGGGTATTTAAAATTTAGCGGAAATGGGTTTGCCGCCCTAGACACAGCGATGGAACAGAAACGATCCATGATGGCCAGTCTTGGTGCGCAGCTTCTAGAGGGCCAAAAGAATGGTGTTGAGGCAACCGAAACCGTGAAGCTTCGCCAAAATTCCGAGGCATCTGTTCTCATGCGAGCGGTGAAGACTGTTGAAGAGGGGCTGAACAAATCTTTGGCTCTGATGTCGGAATGGTCCGGCTCGGCTGAAATGCGAGTCACTCTCAATACCGACTTTGCGGACAGTGTGATTGGTGCTCAGGAAATGGTATCCTTGATGGGATTATGGCAGTCTGGCGCAATCAGTCATGAGTCTTTGTTGTATAATATGAAGAGGGGTGAAATCATACCTCCTGACGTGAGTGTCGAAGAAGAAAGAGACCGCATAGACGTTCAAACGGGCCTCCCTGACATGGTAACAGACGAGATCTAAGCATGGCAACTGTCAACGACAAAGTACTTGACGCCATAACGGGACACTCGGTCGATTTAACCCGACTAGAGGCGTCCCTGCAGGCGGATGTCATCAAACAGTTGAAAGTCTTGGAAAAAGACTTGATCAAGAAGCTCAAAAATGCGGGGCTGGAAGTAAATAATATACCTCTGCAGCGCAAACGGATGCAGGTCTTGTTGGCACAGACGAAAAAGACAATCAGAGAGGCTTACGTCAACATAGACGCCAAAGAAGCCACGAATATGTCAAGCGTGGCTGGGATTGCTGAAACCCAAGCGGTAGGTGCAATAAACGGGTCCATCAAGGCAAAAGTTCTCAGTGTTGGGATGTCTGACCAGATGTTGGGGGCTATCGCCTCAAACACCCTCATTCAAGGTGCCCCTAGCCGGGAATGGTGGTCTGGTCAGGCAACCTCCCTCCAGAGTGGGTTTAAGAACATTATACGACAGTCCATGCTATCGGGCGAAACCACCAGTAACATTGTAAAATTAGTGACTGGTACGGAAGCTTTGCGGTTCAAAGACGGCCTGATGCAGACAGCCAGAAACAAAGCGGAGGCTCTAGTTAGGACCTCAGTGCAGGTGGTGGCCAATGAAGCTAGGATGCGGACATATGAATCCAACCGTGACGTAGTAAAGCATATCGAGTGGGTATCCACCCTAGACTCTAGGACTAGCTCAACCTGCCAAGTATTGGACGGCAAAAAGTGGGCTGTGGGTACGTTCAAGCCCATAAGCCCCAATAGTCAGAATTTTCCCGGTCCCACAGCCCATTGGAACTGTCGCTCAACTCAGGTCCCGGTACTTAAATCTTGGGAGGAGTTGGGTTCCAAGCGCAAGTTTGATGAAATACCATCTTCCACCCGTTCTAGCATGGACGGTCAAGTAAGCTCGAAAATAAGTTACGAAGATTGGCTTAAATCTAAGGGCCAAGAATTCCAAAAGGAAGTCCTGGGGCCGGGAAAATTCGAACTTTGGAAAGCCGGGAAAATTGGATTTAAAGATCTGACCAACTCAGCCGGAAACCCACTCACTGTCGGCCAACTCCAACTGAAGTATGCTGACAAGCCGAAGCCCAAGAAGCCAGCTCCAGTAGAGATTTTGAACGAAAAGGGCGTCCAGAACATGGATGAATATAGTGACTTGTCACTGGCGGCCACGGGCATCCCGGCTTTCGATAATTCGGTCCTGTCTAGGCTGGAAAAAGAGGCCGTGGCCAATTATACCATGACTTCGTATATGACCATAAACAAACACCTGCGAAAAGTGGACCCCGACATTTTTGATGCCCTCATGACAGACGAGTATTTCGACACAATTAAAAATTTAGATTCCCTGATTGAAAGGCTCCCAGTTACCAAAGCCCCAATGAAGTTGTTTAGGGCAAGGCAGTCGAACCAAAGTCATAAAGTGGGTGAAGTTTTATTAGATCGAGGATTTGGCTCTACTTCGGCAAAATTTGATGATCTAGGTTTTGGCGACACCACCTATACCATAACTGTCCCCCCGGGCTCAAAAGTGGCCATGCTGGCAAATGCGTCCAGATTAAAAAGGGAACTTGAAGTGGTTTTGCCCCGTGATTCTAAAATAATAATCACTAAAGCAACGCCAAACACCAAAGGTGGTACAGACTTTGAAGCTACTTTAGACTTAGAATAGAATTTTTACAGGCCCCAGTGGGGCAAAACTAAAGAACCGGAGGTTCAAAATGGCTTTACAAGCTACAGTAACAGAAATAGACAGTGTGCCTGAGGCACTTCGCTCAGCTTATATTGAAAAAGACGGTGCGTTTCACTTAGATGTGGATGGCATGGTGGACAAGTCCAAGCTGGACGATTTCCGCTCCAACAACGTTAAATTGCTTAAGGATATTGAAACCTTGCAGGGCAAATATAAAGACGTGGATGTGGACCAGTATGCCGCTTTCGTCAAAGCCCAAACAGAGGGCAGTGATAAAAAGCTGATGGATGAAGGCAAAATTGAGCAATTGTTGGAAGAGCGCACAAAAAGAATGCGTGAGACTCATAATAGCGAAATTGAGAAAGTTCAGGGTGAGAATGACACCCAAAAACGCCAACTAGAAGGACTAATGATAGATAATTCTGTTCGTGATAGCGCAACCAAACAAGGCGTGGCCACAACGGCAATGGACGACGTCATACTCCGGGCTAAAACGGTCTTCCAGTTGAAGAATGGCCAAGCCACTCCTTTTGACGTAAATGGAGATGTGATTTATGGCTCGGGCTCTTCTGACCCGATGTCTGTGGACCAGTGGGTAAAAGGTCTCACAGGTTCAGCACCCCATTTATTCACCCCCTCCAAGGGTGCAGGTGGAAGTCACGATAACCGGGGCGGTTCCGGCGGCAACCAAGTAACTAGAACCGAGTTTGACTCCATGGACCAATTCTCTCGGTCAGAATTTGCCAAGAAAGGCGGCAAAGTGGTTGACTAGGTGTGCTGCCCTGTGTTATAATGTTCGTAACAGTAGCGGAGTTACTGACCCTTTGAGATTCCAGTGGAATCTAGACTAAAAAAATTGAGGGCGCTACTGTCCTCATTACTTAAACTTTTTGAGGAATTTCCTAATGGCTAACGTCTTAACTGATTTAGCAGCTGACATTTACAAAGCAGCCGATACTGTCGGCCGTGAATTAGTCGGCTTTATCCCAGCAGCAACTATCAACGCAGACAGCTCAGAACGAGTTGCTAAAGATGGCGTTATTCGTGCTGCTTACACTCGTGCAGCTACTGCTGGCGACATCGCAGAGTCTATGACCATTCCGGAAGGAACAGATCAGACTGTTGATAACAAAACCATGACAATCAGCAAAGCTCGTTCTGTCCAGATTCCTTGGACTGGCGAGGACATGAAGCATGTTGCTAATGGTGCTGGTTTCGAAACCGTATATGGTGATCAAGTGGCTCAGGCCATGCGTACCCTAACGAACGAAATGGAAACAGATTTGGGTGTTGCGGCTTATCAAGGTGCATCTCGCGCCATCGGTACAGCTGGCACTACTCCATTCGCTTCTAACTTTGATTCGGTAGCTCAGGCTCGCCAAATTATCGTTGACAACGGTGGTGTTACTAACGATGGCCGTTTAAGCCTTGTTATCAACAGCTCAGCTGGCACTTTAATGCGCAACTTAGCAAGTTTGAACCAAGTTAATACTTCTGGTGGTGATACTTTACTACGTCAAGGCGTATTATTGGACCTTCAGGGCGTTTCAATGCGTGAATCAGGTCAGGTAGCATCCCACACCAAAGGTACTGGTACTAGCTATGCAGTGAACAACGCCGCAACTGAGCTTGTTGGCCAGACTGTAATCACCCTTGACGGTGGTTCAGGTACTGTGATCGCTGGTGACTGTGTGACCTTTGCTGGTGATGCCAACATCTATGTAGTTCAAACTACCCTTGGCGGTGGTGATGTTGTATTGAATGCTCCAGGCTTAATCGCTGCAGCAGCCAACGACGCAGCAATGACAGTTGGCAACAGCTTCGCTGCTAACGTAATGTTCCACCAGTCGGCTCTTGAGTTAGCGGTTCGCGCCCCAGCAGTACCGGGTGGCGATGACGCAGCAATTGACGCTATGATGGTACAAGACCCACATTCTGGTTTAGTTTTCGAGATTCGTGTTTACAAAGGTTATCGCAAGCAGATGATCGAAGTGGGCGCAGCTTGGGGCACTAAAGCCTGGAAGTCGGACAACATGGCAATTCTCCTAGGGTAAATCCCCTTGATCGGGGGCCCAATTTGGTCCCCCGATCTCTTTTAACCCCCACAGGAAATCACCATGGAAGATTCAAAGAAGACTGCCCCCAAGAAGGCAAAATCCCAAACAACCAAAATGGTGCGTGACGGCAAGACCGCTGACGTCCATAAAGATGAAGTTGCCAACTATGCCAAATATGGCTGGGTGAGCAAGTAAGATGGCCATCGATGCTACTATAGGCGGGGCGACATCAGACAGCTACTCCACTGTAGCTACTGCCGATGCGTACCACGCTAATCATCTATACCACGCCACGTGGACAGCAGCTTCAACAGACAACAAAGAGCGCAGCCTGAAAATGGCCACTCGTTTGTTAGACGAGCGCGTCACATGGGTGGGTTCTAAATACACCAACGAACAAAAACTGCGCTGGCCTAGAAGTTCAGTGACCGACTTGGACGGGTATTCAGTACCAGTCACCACTATCCCCGGTCCGGTGCAAAATGCCACAGCAGAACTAGCCCGACACCTTGCGGTTTCTGACCTCACGGCTCAGGCTCAGGGAAAAGGAATTGAAAGCCTAGATGCTGGCTCCGTTTCTCTAGTGTTCAGCAAAACAGACACGGCCGATGTTCTACCAACCATAGTCCAGGAAATGCTCCGGGGCTGGGGCACCATTCATGCCAGAGCCAAGTTTGGGTCCGTGGCAGTGGTGAGAACTTAAAATGAGTCTTAGAGCCGCCATTGCATCTGCTGTATCTGGGGCCATTGCGGCCACGGGCGACATCGCAGAAACAATAACATATACTGAGAAATCATCTTCCTCGTACAATCCTGCCACTGGCGTTTTGACCAAGACAGATGTTGCCCACAGTGTCAGGGCGATCATCGCCCCATTTGGCGCAGCTGGGCTGGACAATAACACAAAAATTGAACCAG